AGGGCAAACAAATTTGGGTCTATGCCCTGCTTTTGCATGAGCGCCGGAAGCATAGCAAGAATGCTATTAAGACCGCCACCTGCGCCAGTGCCATTCTCACCGAACACATAAGTTTTACTCTCCATAATAACTATATTTTTCTGTTTTACTTAATAGGTTTACTAACACTTTTGTAACGTTACAGGCACAAAATTAGCGTGTTACGACCAATAAAGCCATAACACGCTCATACTTTTTATTACTATTTGTAAATCAGTTATTTAGGTTGATAGCATATACTATCATTTCTTATGCTTTTTCCTTATGAATGGTAGTATATCGCATTTCTTCCACCATCTAACATGACCTCCTACATCTTGCTGTCCGTTTGGAATATCTCCTCTTTTTACCATTCTGTTGAGTGTAGCTTCACTGACACCAAGTTTACGTTGTACTTCTTCCTTAGACATCATGGGATTCATCAGATTGGGAAGATAGTCTTCGCATAATTCTTCTATATCCTCGTCAGACATTCCGCAAGCTGTTACCTTTTCTCCATTCTTCTGTTGTTCCCATGCCTTCATACAGCTCTCATAAAGAGATTTCAGTATGAGAGCCAAGGTGTAATAATTAAAAACTTTCCTTTTCATAACCGTTCGCTTTAGAAGAAAATTCTTTTTCCTATCCTTGTTCGTGTTAAGAACCAATCTACTGACCAATACAGATAAAACAGTCCTGTCATTACTATAACAGACATACACGACATTACCATTTCATTAGTGGTATACCAAGACCAATATGTAAGATGTATAGCATTTACACCGAAGTAGTAAAAGAACGGAATCCTGTATACCCAACACAGCCAGAAAAATCTACTGAACAGTATAAGCACCATCGGCAGCAGATACAGCAAAACATATATAAATGTGTAGCTTGGCCAGTGTTCAGAATGCACGATAAACATTTCCCTCGAATTCTGAGAGAAGTCCCACATAGCAAAACTATGCCATACCATTATACATATAGGTAGCCATTTAGTTATCCACTTGATGAATTTTAACAATCTTCTTGAATAGCTGTTACCACTCATTATTAATAGCGAGATAACCTCGCTCACGTCCATCCCATCTAAGACAGAAAGGAGTGCCTTTTTCTTTTCTTCT